AACCGCGCCCTCGCCGGGCATGATCCCGGCGAGCGGTCTCTGTCCAGGCCATCGTGCACTCCATCTCGTCTCGCAAACGGACGGAATCACAACCTGCTGAGATCGCTCAACTCTTTTCGGGTTCGGCTCTGAGGACGCCCGACATGGCCCCCCGAACAGTATGCGGCTTCCATCCGGTGGCGGCGATGATCTCGTCGATGGTCGCGCCGCCTTCGGCGCGGAGCATTTCCATCAGCGTCTCCTTCTTTGTGCCTTTCCGGGGCTGGACCGGGGCGGGCGGCGCGTTCACCGGAGTCTCATCCTGTGTGTCCGTGATCCCGAGCGCGCTGTAGGCGAGCGGGGTGGCGCGCAGCGTGATCGGGCCGCGCTCCTCGTCATGCCGCCAGATGGCCTCGAGATCGGTCGCCGGGACCTCATCGATCAGCCCGCGCTTCAGCAGGCTCTTGCAGACATTGCCGACGGCGCCGCCCTTGAGGCTGGCGGTGATGGGGAAGATGGACCCGTCCTCGCGGGCGCAGGCGGTGGAGAGGATGACGGCCTGGGCGTCGGAAAGCTGGATCTGGGTCATGGGGTCGTCTCCTTGATCGGGGCCGCGACCGTCGCGGCCCTCCCACGACCCCGAGCCGCGCCTCGGCGCGGCGGGAGTTCCGGCAACGCCGGGGATCATTCGTTGGGCGCGTCCTCACCGAAGGCGAAGGCCGTGATCTCGGCGAGCCGCTCGGTGATGTGGCCGAGGCTGCCGACATGGCTCCAGTTCACCTCGTCCGGGCCGACGTTGAAGTGATCGTCGCTGAGCGCCTGCAGGCGGGCGAGAATCTCGTCGATCTCGGCCTTGCGGGCGACGAAGGCGGTGAGCGCCGCCTCCTGGTTCTTTCGCGCCTTCTCGGCGCGGGCCTCAAAGCGCGGGGTGGTGATCGGGTTCAGGCGGGTGGTCATCGTCGTAGCTCCGGGCGAGTTGCATAGTCCTTGTGATCGGACGTTCGCTCGACGCGCCCGGCTTATCAACCGGATAAGCACCTGATTTTGAATGATAATCGGAGACCGTCATGCAGGGCATGAGCGAGCGCCAGTATGCCGCCCGCGTCGGCCTGTCACGCGGCGCGATCCAGAAGGCGAAGGCCGCCGGCCGGCTGGTGCTGCACGAGGACGGCAGCATCGACGCGGAGGCCAGCGATGCCCTGCGGGCGCAGGCGACCGATCCTTCGAAGACCAGTAAGACGCCGGCGAAGGAACGAAAGTTGAAGCCTGTGCCCGAGGCGGCCGTCTCGGCTGTTGGCGGCACGCTGCGCGAACAGGGGCTGGCCGCGCCCACGACCGGCGGCGGCACCACCTTCCTGCAAGCGAAGACGGCAAATGAGGTGCTGAAGGCGCAGGAGCGGCGCATCCGGCTGCAAAAGCTCAAGGGCGAGCTCGTCGACCGCGCCCGAGCGGAAACGCTTGTGTTCCGGCTCGCGCGCGAGGAGCGCGATGCCTGGGTCAACTGGCCGGCGCGGGTGGCTGCGCTGATGGCGGCGGAACTGGGAGCGGATACGGCGGCCATGCAGAAGGTTTTGGAGGCCCATGTCAGCGCCCATCTCGAGGAACTCGCCCAGCCCCGGATCGTCCTCTGACGAGGTCGCGCAGTTCGATGGGGCCGAGGCGCTGCTCCGGGCCTGGGGCCGCGGGCTCACGCCCGATCCCTGGCTGACCGTCTCGAAATGGGCGGACAGGCATCGCTGGCTGAGCTCGCGCGCGAGCGCCGAGCCCGGCCGGTATCGCACCGAGCGCACGCCCTACATGCGCGCGATCATGGACGCGCTTTCGCCCGGCCATCCGGCGCAGCGGGTGGTGTTCCAAAAAGCCGCACAGGTCGGCGCGACGGAGGCCGGCAACAACTGGATCGGCTTCGTGTTCCACCAGGCGCCGGGGCCGATGCTGGCGGTCCAGCCGACGGTGGAGCTCGCCAAGCGCAACTCGCGCCAACGGATCGACCCGCTGATCGAGGAGAGCCCGGCGCTGAGGGAACGCGTGCGGCCGGCGCGGGCGCGCGACAGCGGCAACACGCAGCTGTCGAAGGATTTCCCCGGCGGCGTGCTGGTGCTGACCGGCGCGAACTCGGCGGTGGGGCTGCGGTCGATTCCGGCGCGCTACGTTTTCCTCGACGAGATGGACGCCTATCCGGCCTCGGCAGACGAGGAAGGCGACCCGGTCGCGCTCGCCGAGGCGCGCTCGCTCACCTTCGCGCATAGGCGCAAGGTCTTCCTGGTCTCGACGCCGACGATCCGGGGGCTCAGCCGGATCGAGCGCGAATACGAGGCGTCCGACCAGCGCCGCTTCTTCGTGCCGTGCCCGCATTGCGGCGCGATGCAGTGGCTGCGGTTCGAGCGGCTGCGCTGGGAGAAGGGCAAGCCGGAGACGGCAGCGTACCACTGCGATGCCTGCGAGGAGCGGATCGAGGAGCACCATAAGCCGGCGATGCTGGCGGCGGGCGAATGGCGGGCAACCGCCGACCCCCGCGATGCGCGGACGGTGGGGTTTCATCTCTCGGCGCTCTATTCGCCGCCGGGGTGGAAAAGCTGGGCCGACATCGCGCGGGACAAGGAGACGGCGGCGGACTCGGACGAGGCCGAGCGGGTGTTCCGCAACACGGTGCTCGGCGAGACGTGGATCGAGACCGGCGACGGCGAGCCATTGTCCGCCATTGGTCCGAGGACAATGGCGAGCGACTGGCAGCGGATCGCCGAGCGGCGCGAGGACTGGCCGGCAGGGACCGTGCCCGACAAGGGTCTGTTCCTGACCGCCGGCGCCGACGTGCAGAAGGACCGGATCGAGGTCGATGTCTGGGCCTGGGGCCGTGGCCTCGAAAGCTGGCTCGTCGATCACGTGGTGATCGAAGGCGGCCCGGCAAACCCGGAATGCTGGGACGCGCTGACGGAGCTGCTCGGCCGCACCTGGCGGCATGCCGGCGGCGCCGAACTGGGGCTGGCGAAGCTCGCCATCGACACGGGCTACGAGACGGCCGCGGTTTACGCTTGGGCGCGCTCGGTCGGCTTTGCTCAGGTGGCGCCGGTGAAGGGGGTCGAAGGCTTCAACCGGTCCAGTCCCGTCTCCGGGCCGACCTATGTCGACGCGACCGTCTCGGGCAAGCGCCTGCGCCGGGGCGCGCGGCTCTGGACGGTGGCGGTGTCCACTTTCAAGGCCGAGACCTACCGCTTCCTGCGGCTGGCGCGACCGACGGTCGAAGAACTGGCGGAAGGCGCCGCGCTCCCGCCCGGCACGGTGCATCTGCCCGGCTGGGCCGACACCGAGTGGATCCGGCAGCTCGTCGCCGAGCAGCTGGTGACGGTGCGCAACCGCCGCGGCTTCGCGAAGCTCGAATGGCAGAAGCTACGCGAGCGCAACGAGGCGCTCGACTGCCGGGTGTATGCCCGCGCCGCCGCCTGGATCGCCGGCGCCGATCGCTGGGGCGAGGCGACATGGGCCGATCTGGAGGCACAGGTGGGCATCAGGGGCACGGAACCGGACCGGGCCGAGGGGCAGGCGCCCGCGGGCCGGATCCATCGCAAACCGGGGCGGCGCGCGCGGCGCGTCTGCCGCTCGAGCTACATGGGGTGAGCCATGCTTGTCGATGACCTGATCGCCCGGCGCGAGGCGCTTCTCGAGGCGCGCTATCGCGGGGTGCGGACCGTCGAGGTGGAGGGAAGGCGCATCACCTATGCCTCGGACGCCGAGATGGCCGCGGCCTTGGCCGATATCGAGCGGCGCATCGCCGATGCCAGTGCCGGCCGGCGCCGGCGCATCGTGCGGGCGACCGCCAGCAAGGGGCTCTGAATGCGGCGCGCGCTCGGCCAGCTGCGCCGGCGGATCGGCGCCTTCGTCGGCGGCTTCGATGCCGGCCAGGCCGGGCGGCGGCTGCGGCACTTCCAGCCCTCGCGCGCCCATCTCAACACGCTGATCGCGGCGGCCGGGGCCGACATCACCGCCCGCGCGCGCTGGCTCTCGCGCAACAACGGCTATGCGGTGAACGCGGTGGAAAGCTGGGCCGGCAACGTGGTGGGCGCCGGGATCAAGCCTTCCTCGCTCATTGCCGATGCCGATCTGAAGGCACAGGTCCAGCGGCTCTGGCTCGACTGGACCGACGCGGCGGACGCCGAGGGCTTGACCGACTTCTACGGGCTGCAGCGCCGCGCCGCGCGCGAGGTGTTCATCGCCGGCGAAGTGTTCTTCCGCTCCCGCCCGCGCCGGCCCGAGGACGGGCTGCCGGCGCCGCTGCAACTGCAGATGATCCCCTCGGAGATGCTGCCGCTCACCCGCAACGAGCCCTTGCCCGGCGGCGGGGCGATCCGGCAGGGGATCGAGTTCGATTGGCTGGGCCGCCGCGTCGCCTATCACTTCCTGCGCCGCCATCCGGGCGACGTGACCGATCCGGGGCTGGCCGGCGAGACCGTGCGCATCCCGGCCTCGGAGATCGTGCATGTGGTCGATCCGGTCGATGCCGGGCAGCTGAGGGGCGTGTCGCGCTTCGCGCCGGCGGTCGCCAAGCTCTTCCTGCTCGATTAGTATGACGACGCCGAGCTCGACCGGAAGAAGGTCGCGGCGATGCACGCGCTCTTCATCACCACCCCGGCGCCGGCCGAGGCGTTCGATGCGGCCGAGAGCGACGAGGACGGCGCGCGGGTGCTCGACCTGCAGCCGGGCAGCGTGACGATGCTGGCGCCCGGCGAGGAAATCCAGGCATCGAGCCCGGCGGACGTGGGCCAGACCTACGAGCCCTTCCAGTATCGCACGCTCCTGCAGGTCTCGGCCGCGCTCGGGGTGCCCTATGCGTATCTCACCAACGACATGGTGCGGGCCAACTACTCGAACTCGCGGCTGGCGCTTCTGGAGTTCCGCCGCCGGGTCGAGGCCTACCAGCACGCGGTGATGGTCTATCAACTCTGCCGTCCGGTCTGGGCGCGCTGGATGGACAGCCTGTCAGGCAAGAAGGGGTCGCAGGAAGTCTGTTCTCTTAACCTTCTTGACTGACGAATGACATGACGGTTTCGATGGGGCGTCTGCCCTGGTTTCGGTAGCCCAGATGCGGGCGCTCGGTAT